TGTCTCCGCCCATGTTGCGCTGTCCAATCCGCACAGTCAGTATTATTTAGCCAGTGGCGTAAGCGGCTTTGGCGCAACGCTGGCGTTTGCGGCTGATGCGGCGGCGGCGCGTACGGCGTTGGCGCTAGGCACGGCGGCAACGCTGAACGTCGGCACAGGTGCCAACAACATTGTGCAACTCGACGGCACCGGCAAGCTTCCCGCGGTGGATGGCAGCCAACTAACGAACTTGCCAAGCGGCGGCACACCTGGCGGTAGCACGACACAGGTGCAGTACAACAACGCAGGAGCGTTTGCAGGTGCCGCGGGCATGACCTACAACGCCAGTACGGACCGGCTGACTGTGGCGGGTGGCATCTCGCCGAGAGAGACAGAGAATAGCGATATCAAAACGTCAACCCGCGGCACTTCCACATTGACCACTGGGGACATTGATAGCCGCTTGGCTGCCTATGACGCGCCAACCAAAGCCGAACTAGACACAGCCCAAAGTACCATCATTGACGCCATCCCAACGCCGGCAGAGATTGACACCGAGCTATCCGACAATCACGGTGATGGTAGTTGGGAAGACACCGGCGCCGGCCTGACCGCTGCGCAAGTGTGGAGCTACGCCACCCGCACGCTGACCGCCTTGGGCAGTGCGGCCGGTGTTGAGTTTACCTATACCGTAACTGACAGCGCAACCACCAACCCGATTGCGGATGTGTCGGTATGGTTCAGCACCAACAGCGGCATCACCAACGTGGTGTGGTATGGCAGCACAGACGCCTTCGGCGTGGCCAGGGATGCGAATGGCAACAAACCGCGGCTAGATGCGGGCACGTATTTTATACTATGCCGTAAGACTGGATTTAGCTTCACTGTGGACACGGAGACGGTTAGCTGATGGCACTGTCGATAAAGCACCAGCGTTTTGTAGAAGAATATCTGCAAAGCTCCAACGCAACGGAGGCTTATCAGACCGTTTATCCTGGGGTGAATCGGACGACCGCGGCGTCAAACGGGTGGCGATTGCTGAGAACTGCCCGCGTTGCAGAAGCGATTCAGGCTAGATTGAATCAGGCTGCCATGCCGGCTGATGAAGTCTTAGCCCGCATTACAGATCATGCTCGTGCTGACATTGATGATTTTCTGGACGCTGACGGCGCTTTTGATTTGACCAAGGCGCGCCGGGCAAAGCGTACTGGGCTGCTGAAGAAACTAAAAACCAAAACGACCACGCGTGTGGTTGGCGAAATGGAAGTAAAAACCGTTGAAGTAGAGTTTGAGCTACACGACGCACAGGCGGCGCTAAGTATGTTGGGCAAGCATTACAAGTTGTTTGCTGATAAGCTTGAAATAGGTGGCAAGGATGGCGGGCCGATCTTAGTCACAGTTGACCGATGAGATTTAGCCAAATTTGCCAGTTCACCGAAAAGCAATGGCAGGCCACAGAAGCAGCCGACAAATACCGCTACATGCTTTTCGGTGGCAGCCGTGGCCCTGGTAAATCGTACTGGTTGCGTTATTACCTATTGCGCCGCCTGCTGATGTTTGCCGCCGAAGGGGTCACGAACGTCGATGTCATGCTAGCTTGTGAGGATTACCCAAGTCTAACCGGCCGGCAGATTACGAAAATCAAAAAGGAGTTTCCGATCTGGCTGGGTGAAATCAAGTCAACGCAGGATAAAGGTCTAGGCTATCATTTGCGACCCGAATACGGCGGCGGTTCGATCCTACTGCGCAATCTGGACGATCCAAGCCGGTATCAATCCTTTGAGTTTGCGATTATCGGCATTGATGAGTTAACCAAGAATCCGGTAAGCACCTTCAATATCCTGCGCGGTTCGTTGCGCTGGCCTGGTATCAGCCGAACGCAGTTTGTGGCGGCAACCAACCCTGAGGCCAACTGGGTGCGTGACTACTGGATAGAAAAAAACTTTCCGCCTGAGATGGCGGACATTGTGCCGGAATTCGCTTTTGTGCCGGCCCTGCCTGACGACAACCCGCATTTGGACGCTAGCTACTGGCAAGAGTTGAGTACGTTATCAGGCGCATTGCGTGAGGCATGGTTGCACGGCGACTGGTATGCCGGCGTTGAAGGTCTGGTATACGATAATTTCGCCGCCGACAATATTGTCGATACTGAGCCAGATCCGGAACGTCCGTTCGAGCTTGCCATTGATGACGGCTACATTGACCCACGGGCCACACTATTTATACAGCGCTTAACTAACGGTGACATTCTTGTGTTTGATGAACTGTACGAACGAAAAGTGTTGGAAGAGGACACGATAGCCCATATTAAGCAGCGCAACACTGATCGTGGCATGAGATTACTTAGGCGTGCGGTGGCATCGCATGAGGCTGTAGCCCTGCGGCAACGCCTGACATCAGCCGGTATCTATACGCACAACTGGCTAGAAAACAAAGCCGGCGGCGGGAAGTCTACCCGCTTGGCGGCAATCACTTTGACTCGTGGCTTGATGTGCGACGGCAATAAACATAGGGCGATTAAGATTCATCGTCGGTGCAAGCATTTGTTAGATGAAATTCGGTCAGGCTACAAATACCCTGATGGCAAACACGGACTCGAATCATTCCCGCATGACGGCAACGATCACGCCTGCAACGCGCTAGAGTCATGGGTATGGGCAACGTTTGGTGGTGGGCAATCACAGGTGATGCCCGTTGTGCAGGGCAAATCAAAAGGATGGTGATAGATGGATGAGCAACGAGCAATCAACATGGCAACTCAAGCATTGGCCGGCATCCCCGAAGATGACGTGCCTAGCGCCAATGATCAAATGTGGAATGAACTATTGTCCACGTACCGCAAACTAAAGGCAGCAAAGCCGAATGATCGCAGTGATCAGGATCGGAAATTTGCCATCTGTATTACCGAGTATGAAAAGTTGCTTAGTTATTTTCACACGATGATTTTGAGTGATTTCGAGGGCTAATCTAATGGCATGGTATAGCGGCATTGTAAACTTTTTCAGACAACCGGTTCGGGGCATTAGTCCGGTGATGGTCCGCGCCATGCCCAGGGGTAGATCGTCTGTTGATAATATTAACAGCTTTTCGTCAGCCACATGGATGCTGACTGCACCAAGCAATTACGAGCAAAATTGGCAATTGCTCAATCTGTCATCTAAGGATTTTGACCAGATAGATCCATCTCGCCTGCTGGAAATGCTCACACAGTTGTCGCCAGAAGTCAGCCGCGCGTTTTACGATTTCCGCATTATGTGTAACCCTGGTTATACGGTTAAGGCAAAGCGCTACAATTCAGACGCACAACATGCTGTGGGGCAGGCTGCTGTACAGGCATTTATTGACAAACTGAACAGTCAATCACATGGCAGTTTTGATGAAATTATAGACATGCAATGGGCCGGCGCCTTCGTCTATGGTGCAATGTGCGCTGAGTTAGTATTGGACAAGCGCGGACGATTACCGCTAACCATCGCTACGCCGAATCCTTCGTCCATTCGGTTCCGGCGCCGCACTGATCCAGAACTTGGCGATATTTGGCAGCCGGGGCAATGGCAGGAAAGCGATTTTAAGCCACTGGACATACCCACTTTTTTTTATCGCTCCTTTGGCCGCATGTTTGATTCCCCGCATGGTATCCCTTTGGCGGCACCATCATTGTTTACGTCGCTGTTCCTGCTTGGTATGTTGCACGACTTGCGCAGGGTGATTCAGCAGCAAGGCTATCCACGCATCGATCTATCTGTGGACATTGTAAAAATGCTGGAAGCGGCGCCCCATCTGGCCGCGAATACTGAACAGTTTGATAAATGGGTTGGCGACCTTGTAACCCAGGTGGAACAGGTGTACAGCCAGCTACAGCCCGATGACGCCTACATCCACACCAGCAACGTCAGCGTAAACCGGCCCGTTGGCGCTGTGGATGCGTCGTCACTTGGTGGCATTGATGCCATTATCACAGCACTAGAACGAATGTCCGTTCGTGCATTAAAGACAAACGGTTTGCTGCTCGACTTAAGCGCTACATCTTCAGAGAGTGAGGCAAACCGAAAATGGGAAATGTATGTTGCCGGCATTAAAATCGTACAGCATGGTTTAGAAACTATGCTAGGCCGATTATTTACGTTGGCGCTGGAGGCGCAAGGTATTCAAGCGCAAGTTACATTTGAATTTGCTGAATTGCGTGCCGCCGAGCAATTGCGCGATGCCCAAACCGAAACCATGAAAATTGCCAACGCTAAGGCGAAACGAGACGAAGGCTGGCAGACGCAGGATGAGGCATCAATCGAAATTACCGGCTCAAAAGCGGTAGGACCAGCGCCGGTACAGCAGCAGGCGAATCCTCAGATTGTGCAAGACGACAATGACGGCCAGCAGTTGAACGCCATGTGGTTGACAGAGTTGCGGGAAGGCAAGGCGATTGTTAGTGATGCGTTGAAAGCGATTAACTTAAATGGCTATCACCACGATTGACACACGCCTTTACACCGGCCTAGCCAAAATGCAGCGGGCGCTTGACGGTCTGCTACAGGTGCGGGCGCAAGTCACGCCGGCAGAGATTGAATTATCGGACGCATGGCAGGCTGCGCTAGATCCAGTCATGCGTGATCTGTACTGGTACCCACTGCGCAATGGTATCAATGAAGCGCCTGATGATGTGGACGAACTGCGGGCGTGGTTGCGTGAACGCTACGACGATGCTACGGCGGTAGCAATTCTCCTGCTGCTGTTGCAACGTTACCAAGTGCGTGGCGCCAACGTTGGCGGCCAAATGGCGCTTGATGACCTTGGCATTAGTGGCACATTCAATCTAACCAATGCTGAATACCGGCAACTGCTGGACGATCACGCCGCTATGTTGACTACTACCGGTACCGACATGAGCCTGATTGACACGACCATTGATGACCTATCGCGTGGTATCCCGGCGGCAAGAGAAAGCGAAGATAATACGCTGCTTGTATTAGGCGGTCTGATTACCGGACGGTCATTGGCTCGTAGCGCCGCGATTGCTGTCACCGAAACAGCACGCAGCGTTGCCACTACGTTTACCTGGACGTTACTACAAAACGATGTGTTGTATCAGGAGTTTGTCACCCGCGAAGATAGGCGAGTTTGTCCACGTTGCGGGGCATTACACGGCGTGCGGATGCCGGTGGCTGCTGTGCCAACCGAATGGCGCATACCGATTCACACGAAATGCCGGTGCATTTATCGGCCTGTGTTGTTCGGGTGGACATTGCCGGCTGTGCCGTGGCTAGGGGGGAGCAGATGATGAAACCGATTATTCATTGTCCAAAATGCCGCAGCGACCTATGCAGCATGATTCGGACAACGAGTCAGATTTACCAGTGCGAAAAGTGTAAGTGCGTGTTTCGTGTAGATGACAAGGCAGAGAAGCGATTAACGCACACGACCGACAACCGGCAGAGCAAACCACTATAGAGGTGTATGGACATGTCAGTTTTGACCAACCGAGAACGCCAAATTGCATTGCTGCTGGCACAAGGCAAGAGCCAGATCCGAATTGCGCGTGAGTTGGTTGTGAGCCGTCACACGGTTTACGCGCACGTCCGCAACATGCGAGAAAAAACCGGCGCTACATCGGCGTTTGATTTGGCGCTTCGGGTGGCGCAACAGGTAAGGACTAGATAATATGGCATCTATCAGAATCGATGGCGTTGAAAATTTAATTGAAGAGTTGTCTAAGCGCACGGCGGTTCGTCCTGGAAAATTTCGGATAAACACGGGGCGCTTGGCGCCATCTATTGCCAAAGAAACATCCTATAAAGTTGAGTATCGCACTATGGAAAAACCGATTCCGCCGGGGGAAATGGTGATTGATGCTGAGTACGTAGTTAACGACGAGGCCGCTTCTCCTTAAAAAATAATGACATTTAAGAATAGAATAGCCGTTCTGAACTCGCTACACTGGTTGTAGCGAGTTTTCTTTTTTATTACGGGGTTAGATGTGTTTCCAAGTCACGCGGCGAACCAGGTTAGATACATGTCCTTGAGAGACGCCATATTCTTTGGCGATGTCTCTTTGGTGTTCGCCGTTACCTACTCTGCGCCGAATGTCAAGCACCTGTTCAGCGGTCAAGACGGCGGTGACGTTCTCTTCGCCTTTCTTGGCGTTTTTACTTGCGCCTTTAGATTGGCGACCTTTTTTAACCATGTCCTGAATATTGTCGAGGTTTGTTCCCAGGAACAGATGAGACGGGTTGCAGCACCGCCGGTTGTCGCAATGGTGCAGTACGTGCATTCCATCCGGGATGGGGCCAGTGGTCAATTCCCACGCAAGGCGATGTGTAGTTCGGGGATTGCCGTCAACCGACAACGTTCCATAGCCATGACTGCCCATGCTTCCAGTCCAATTCCAGCAATCGGTAGCACTGAGCTTATTTACTCTTTCCCAAAAGCGTTTCTCGACCGGCTGGCGCGCATTGTGACCGCTGATAAAACGCGCCTGCTGACTAGCCGATTTCGCTTTCTTCAAACGCTGACCACAGCCACAGGCGCAAAAATCGGGGGCCGGTGGAGCAAGGTGATTTTTGTTGTGTCCAAACACATAGAGAATCGGATGACCCTTAAGCCATCCACGGGCGCGGTCGGTCAGGTGGGCAATCTTGGTCTTTTCTCCACAGCCACACATGCACAGTCCACTTGGATTGGGCGGTTCTATTTTGTTTTTCTGGTGCTGATGTCCAAAAACATATTGAAGTGGCTCGCCTTTTATCCAGCTTCTTCTTCGGTCATTGTTAGGGGCAAGATTGGTTTTTTGTCCACATCCGCAGTGGCAGTATCCGTAGGGGATTTTTTGAGAAGTTTCTTTTGTGGTATGATCATTCATGTCGAAACATTCCTTTCAATGTTCGGCTATTCCGTGGGACGTTCACAGCGTTGCCACGGTCTTTTTATTGGTTCGCACTCCTGTAATTATACCACGAACGCACAATTCACACAACTTCAAACCGCTTGGGGGTTCGCATGAATGACCTTGATGTGACCGGTATGGTCTTTACAATTCCGGCTCGTGTTTTGCGCCCATCCGAGCAGCGCGCCGCCGATCTGCTCGCCAGAATCAAAGAGAGTCATGTGCTTGACCCGTCTATTCTGGAAGAAAAAACGCCTTTTTTCTGGGATGCTGAAATCTCATCTGGTCTTATTGATTCCTATTCGTCATACATGGAACAAAGCACCCTAGCGAATTTCCGCGACGATGCGAGGGCTGGTGTGGCGTTTCTTCCCGGTCACAAACATCACGAGATGCCCTTTGGTCGCTCTTTTGATGCATTTTTGGAAGATGTGCCAAACCCACAACGCACCCGCGTAGTCGCCAGCTTCTACACCATCCCTGGGTTGCGCCTCAACGCCATCTCTACCGATGACTTAATCGATGGCTTGCGCAGCGGTATCGCCAAGGACACAAGTGTTGGGTTTCACGGGGGGGAAAGCATTTGCACGCTATGCGGTCGCAGTATATGGGACTGGGATTGTCCACACGTACCAGGCATGAAATACGAAGTCAAAGAGGGCGATGTCATGCGGGTGAAGCTGGCAACCTATGGCGTCCACAACGCCCGACTGTCAGAAGTCAGCAGTGTATTCGACGGCGCCACGCCACGCGCTGAGGTACTAAAGGCCGAACGCGAAGCCGCAGAGGGGCGAATGCGCCCAGATTCTGTACGATTGTTCGAGGAAAGATACAGGGTAAAACTACCCGCTAGTAAGCGTAGTTTTCCGGTAGCCAAACCGGAGAAGGACAAAGCAATGGATTTTGAACAGATTGTAAACCAAATTCGTGAGGTGCTAGCGCTTCCGGCTGATGGCGATGTGGTTGCCGGCGTGTTGGCCGTATCCACGGCGCCGGATAAGTTGCGCAGCATGGAGCAGCAGTTGACCGAGGCACGCGCCAAGGTTGCCGAGCTTGAGCCACTGGCCGCCGATGGGCGCACGTATCGCGATGACCTGATCAGCGATGCGCTGGCCGAAGGCGTGCGGGCCTATGGTGACAAGTTCAACCGGGGCACGTATGAGGCAGCGCTGAAAAATGCCAGCCTTGACCTGATTCGCCAAATGCGTGGCGATTGGGCCACGGTTGGCAGTGAACGCTTCGCTGGTGGGCGCAAGACCGTTGACAGCAGCCAGGCACCTGCGCAACAGCAAAAACAACGTGCCCACGTGCCGCAGTCGGCCTATTCGGTATAAGGAGCAATCACATGCGTAAAACAATTCTTTCGGCGCTGATTGCAGCGGGCTTACTAGTGGCGTTGCTAAATCTACCTGTGTTAGCGCAGGGCATTACCAACTTTGACACCATTTGGCTGAGCGGCGATCTTCGTGTGGCCGACGACGCCACCGTGATTGATGACCTGACGACACGTGACCTTATTGCTAGTCAACAGACCAGCATCACGGTGACCGATGGCATAACCATCACGCCAACTGGCGCTTATCAGCGGATTACCGCCGCCGCCGCCACAGGCACATCGGCTATCGGCGGCTATGCCACGGCGGGGCGGGTGATCGTGCTGGTCAACGTTGGTAGCAATACCATTACGTTGACCGATACCGGCACACTAAAACTTAGCGGCAATGCAGCCCTGGGGCAATATGACAACATCACCCTGATGTCCGACGGGACAAACTGGGTTGAACTTAGCGAGACGAATAACTAGGAGACACAGACAATGGCAGATCCACGCAACACAGTCGATTTTACCGGCATCGGCTATAACGCGCAAACTTTTTTGATTGATGACAGCACCATTACCTACAGCGCTACCACTGCCGGCGGTAGCACGAAGGTCGGGCTAGCGGTGGCGCTCAGTACGCACAAGACCGTTGAGACCACTGGAGACGGCGAGGAAGTACTTGGCAAGCTGATCAGCGTCGAGTCTGACGGCAAATGCGTAGTCCAGACCGGCGGCTATATGACACTGCCTGGTGGCAATGGCGCATCACTCACGCCTGGTAAAGCTATCGTGGACGCTCTGAACGCTTCGAGCGCAGAAGGCTACATTCGCGAGGTTGCTACCGGCACCGCCGCCGAACTTGGCCGTTGCAACGGCCTGATCGTTGACGCGTCCACAACCACCGCCGTGTGGGTAAAACTGTAACAGGAGACAGATAGACATGGATAACGCACAAATCACCACACTCGGCACTCGCGAACTGTGGGCGCAGTTTCAAAATAAACCGCTTGACATTTACCACACGGTAGCTAACCGCATGGTTGAGGCTGGCATTGAGGAAAAACCAACCTTGAGTCGGGCGCTTGAGGAAATCAGCCCATCTGAAAAAAGCGATTCGCTTGACGCCTTTGAACGCCTGATGCTGGAAGCTGGCATCCGTACAAAGAGCGATCCCGTTGCAGGGTACTGGGCCAGCAATGCCGGCGCCTTTACTCGCAGCGCTGGCGCCAAAATGTTGCTTGGCGAATTCTTCGCCCGCAACTGGCGCAAGATTTCACACGGCATGACTGAACAGCGTGCCATCTTCCTGAGCAATGACGGTATCGCAGGTTCGTTTGAACGGCCCTACAGCGACGCTATGGGCGTGCGGCCATCACAGCGCATCGCGCCGGCTATTCCGCTGTCAGAGCTTGTGTCTGTGACCACCGGCATTAATGGCGACACCTATCGCAGCTACTATTTGACTTATGACGCTGCGGCCCTGCGCAAATATCGTGTTGGTGAGACTGCCAATATTCCGATTGCCAAATTGAGCGGTGGCGAGGAAACGATCCGCCTGAAAAAGTACGGCCGTGGGTTGGAAGCGTCCTACGAAGATTTACGCCGGATGCGCGTGGACAAACTCGCCTTCTACATTCAATGGATGGCGCTGCAAACGGAGATTGATAAGGTCGACGCGGCCCTAGATGTGCTCGTGAACGGTGACGGCAATTTTACACCGCAGGCGCATAACCTGACCACGCTTGATCCTGCTGCCACTGCCGGCACGCTGAGCCTAAAAGGCTGGCTCAGTTACAAGATGAAGTTTGCGAATCCCTACGCCATCAGCACCGCACTTATGCAGGAAGCCGTAGCGTTGCAGTTAGCCATGCTGAATACCGGAAGCGCCAACGTGCCGTTGCTGGCCATCCCCGGCGGGCAGGGTGGCCTGGGCACCGGCTTGACGCCTATCAACACGACCAACGACAACGTGCGCTATGGTTGGACTAGTGACGCGCCAAGCCTGAAAATCGTCGGCTTTGACCGGCGCTTTGCACTGGAACGTGTCACCGAAATCGGCAGCGAGATCAGCGAAATGGAGCGCTACATCACCAACCAGACCCAAATCATGGTGATGAGCGAGGTTGAGGGCTACAGTTTTGTGGATCAATACGCAGTCCGAATTTTGGACATAAACGCCTGAGGTTAAGGTCTAGGGATATGTTTCCAAGATTTGCCAGCGACGATGCTTTGAATTGTTCCTTTGTGGACACCAAATTCACGAGCGATAGCGGATTGCTTTTCGCCATGTTTCAGGCGGCAAAGAATCTCGGTGACTTTGGTGTCATCGAGCAGGCGTACAGCATCGGTAAAGGTGATTTCTGG